CCCCTCCCCCCCATGGAATTATTGTAATTATGGGAACTATTTATTTTGCTTCAAAAAATGATGCCATGAGTTAGATGGTTTTTATGACAAATACAAACCTAGAAGCAGCTCGTTCTTTTTATGAACAAGAAAAAGAATACGCCGAATTAATTACCTTGCTCGACACTTTTTTCTTTTATCATCAAAGTCATAAAAAAGTGCCTTCCGAATCCGGCGCTAAGTCTCTTCAAACGGCTACTGAAGAACTCCATAATTGTTTTAAAAAAATAAGAACAAGGGAACTTTTTCAACAGATTAACTTTTTAAACCACGGCTTTGATGACATTTGACCTAGACAAGTAAAACCAATCAGCTAGCTTCAAGCCCGTGACCAATTCAGACATCAACATCAAATGGATCGAGACCAAGCTCCTCAAGCCGAACCCCAAGAACAACAACAAGCACTCTAAAGAACAAATAGACCGCCTTGCTAAAATCCTCGCCTACCAAGGCTTTCGCACCCCCATAGTCGTCGATAAAGATATGACCATCTGGTCTGGTCACGGACGCTTAGAGGCCGCAAAACAACTCGGCCTAAAGAAAGTCCCAGTCTCCGTCCAAGAATTCACAGACGAAACCCAAGCCTACACCTACCTCGTATCAGATAACGCCATTGCCCTTTGGGCTGAACTAGACCTCTCCGCCATCAACGCCCAAACCCTAGATCTAGGCCCATTCGACACCGACCTCCTTGGCTTAGAGAATTGGTCTACAATCGCCGAAGATAAATACGAGGGCAAAGACCTAGACGCTCTCCCCAACATGAACACCAACGAACGTGGCGTGAAACTCGGCGATCTATACGAGTGCGGACCCCATCGCGTAATGTGCGGAAGCTCCCTTGATCTCGATCAAGTAAAACACTTAATGGATGGCCAACTAGCAGACCTTTGGATCGCCGACCCACCCTTTGGCGTCTCCTATGTCGAAAAGAATGCCGCCGTGTGTGGCGGCATTGTGAAAAACGCGGTCGGGAAAGAAATTAAATCCGACACCCTCTCCGTTGAAGAACTAAAACCCTTCTGGAAATCCTGTGCCGAAGCCGCATACGCTGTCACCACAGATAAAGCCTCAAACTATTGGTGCGCATGCCAAGGCTCAGACAAGATGATGATGATGATGATGATGATGATGGATGAGGCAGGATGGAACATTCGCCACGAGCTTATCTGGGTTAAACAACAATTCGTCTTCGGCAGAAGCGATTACCACTATCGCCATGAGCCAATCATCTACGGCTGGAAGAAAAAAGGAACGCACGAATGGTTCGCTGACCGCAAACAAGACTCCGTCTTCGAAATCGATCGTCCCCATAAATCAGACCTACACCCCACGACAAAACCCGTTGAGCTTTTCTCTCGATTCATCCAAAACTCCACAGCACCAGGACAACGTGTTTTTGAATCCTTTGGTGGCTCAGGCACAACTCTAATAGCATCCGAAAAGCTCGGAAGAGCATCAAATACAATGGAACTAGACCCCCATTACGTTGGCATTATCATCCAACGCTGGGAAGACCTCACGGGCCTAAAGTCCAAGAAACTGTAAAACATCTCAACACCTATGCATCGAATTAACACTCATATCAATTATAAGCCCATCCGAGACTCGTTATTAGCTTTCAATACCCATCGGATAGCTATATACTAAGAGTATGACCAAACCAAAAACTATCAAAGAAACCGTTCAGAAAATTATCCAAAAGAAAACAGGCGCTCAACCAGGCAAGGTCCGTAGCCTCAAAAAGAAAAGAAAGGAGGGCAAGTAAATGTCCCTTCAACTATCCCACGATGACATCGAGCTGCTCATTAAATCCCTTACTCGCCACATCCGTCTCGTCTGCGACTCCGACGACTTCACCATCTCCGTTCGCCAACTAGAATCTATCGCCCGCAAACTTACTGACTACAAATACACCCTCCAAAAGGAATCCAATGAGAAAGATTAACTGGTGCGAGCCCCACCACAACGAACTCGTATTCGATGGCCACATTACCGTCGCCCAAAAAATTGAAGACAACACATGGAGCTGGGAAGTCTTCGGCGAAGATAACGACGGCCATCCCACCCTCGATGACGCCCTCCGCGCCGCACGCTCTATGGCCCGCTCCATTCAAGGAGAACCAAATGAAACCGACTAAAGAAGAAATATCCAAGATTATGTCCTACATCGGCAGTATTAAATCCGATGCCAAAACCAAGTCCTCTCGCGAGAACGGCAAAAAAGGCGGCTACCCCAAAGGCCGGAAACGTAAAAAGATTTTGCCACTCTGCCCCAACGATGAAGCAGCATAGCTACATATTCTTTCCCGACTATGCTATCTATGTGCTAGAGGAACACGACCGCCAAAAATCGCGATTAAATCGCCATCAGACGCGACGTGCTATACTTTAAACATGGCCATAGGTAAAAAAACTGGGGGACGAGATTTTAAACCCGGCAACAAATCAAACGGCGGCAGACGCGCTATAGCCGAAGAGATTCGCCAGATTCGCGCTGACCTCTCTCGCTCTCTCGTCGCGTACGTAAAAAAATATTGGAACCTATCCACCGAAGAAATTAAAATTAAAATCGCTGATCCAACACTAACCATGGGCGAACAAATATCGCTGAAGTTTATCTCCAACGCTCGTACGAAATCAGATACCGCATATTTAAAAACACTCTCTGATTTGTTTGGCCTCGAAGCTGCTATGAAAATCGACCTCTCATCAAGCGACGGTACAATGTCTCCCGTCAACCAAGACCAAATGAAAGAAATCGCGAAGGCGTATCTTGACTCCAAATGAACGTTTCATAAAACAAGCCTGCACGGAATCTCTGCTCGCTTATTGCAAACTTATTAACGTAAATTACGAAACTCCTCCGCACATAAAAACACTCGTGAAAAATCTCACAGCTCTCATCAACGGCGAAATAGAAAACCTTCTAGTGTTGATGCCTCCGCGCGGAGGAAAGTCTCACCTCGCATCCGAGATTTTCCCATCATGGGTTTTAGGAAAAATGAAAAGCTCTCAGGTTCTTTTCTCTTCCTATAACTCTGAACTTGCCACTGACTTCGGCAGAAAGGTTCGCACCCTCTGCGAAGATCCTAAATACAAACTCGTCTTCGACACTACGGTCTCAGGAGATTCCTCTGCCAACTCACGCTTTCACCTATCAAATAACTCTGCCTATTTCGCTACTGGTATCGGCGGATCTGTCGTCGGTCGAGGTTACGACATCGGAATCTTAGACGACCCCTATAAGAAAATGCAGGACTCTCTCTCTGACGTGTACCAAAAGAATCTGCACGAATGGTTCTTCTCAACCTTTCTCACTCGTCGCCTCCCCAAAGCGCGCACCCTCGTTATTCAAACCATCTGGAGTCAAAACGATATCGGATACAAACTAATCGATGACCCCAAATGGACCGTTCTAAAAATTCCCGCAATCACTGACGACACTTCTTTTTGGCCCGATAGATTTTCTCTAGAATATTTACTTGAATTAAAAAAACACAATCCACGTTCTTTCGAGGCTCTCTACCAGCAATCTCCTCGCGTCGAAGAAGGTAACTTAATTCAAAAGCAGCACATTAAATTTTACCGCACCCTCCCTCCAAATTTCGATGAGATGATTCAAAGCTGGGATCTAACCTTCGACTCAGGAGAGAAGTCAGACTTCTGCGTCGGCTCCGTTTACGGTCGTCACGGCTCCAACATTTACCTCGTCGATCAAGTTCGAGGAAGATGGGACGTCCTTGAGCAAATGAAACAAATCCAATACCTCACCGCAAAATATCCCAAGACACTAAGAAAGCTTATCGAGAAAGCTGCCAACGGTGCTGCCGTTATCACCATGCTCGAAAGCAAAATAATGGGAATCATTCCCGTTAAGCCAAGTAAATCTAAAGTTGATCGTGTTATGTCCGTCCTTCCTCTCTACGAAGCGGGCAACGTTCTCTACCCCGATCCCGACATAGCTCCATGGATCGAAGACCATATCGACGAAGTTTTGACGTTTCCTAACGGAAGAAATGATGATCGCGTTGACGCAGAGAGCCAGAGTTGCGAGCATTTCGCACAGCACTTGAATTCCTTCATGCGAATCGAGGCTCTCTCCAGCATGTGATACCCTTTTATTTATGGCGAAGAACCCTGTACTAACCGTAATCGATGGCTGGAAGTCTATCCTCACCGGATTCGGTGTCAGCGGGAAAGATAAACTCTACGACTTCCTTACGCAATGGGATCGCCCTATCGAGAACTACCTTGAGAACGATTACGCAGGCGATGACGTCACTGGTCGCCTCATCGATGAAATTCCTAACGAAGGCACGCGCTCTTGGACTGAAATCATCGGCGCTACTTCTGAGCAAGAAAAACTAATCACTAATTTAGAAAATAAATTAGACGTCATCCACAAGCACAGACATGCTTGGGTTTGGTCACGCTTGTACGGCGGTTCCGTTATTCTCATCAACACCAACGTCGATTCAGCTGACTTAGCTAAGCCATTGAATCTGAAATCAGAGGGTGGAGAGATAAAAGCCCTCACAGTTCTTCATCGTTTCGAGCTGCAACCAGACTCTTCTTCAATCACTTCCGACATCGCATCCTCGAACTTCGGTCTCCCGGAATTCTATCAACTCACCTCAAGCGTTGGAAACACTAGCTCGATCATCACCAAAATTCACTACTCTCGCCTTATTCGTTTCGACGGCTCTCTTCTTCCTCGTCAAAAGTTTCGCGAAAACAATTACTGGCACGATTCCTTTATCACTAAGTGCCGTGAGTCCATTCGCAATTACAACGTTGCCCACATGAGTAGCGTTGCTGCTGCCGTCGATTTCTCAGTTCCTGTTATTAAAATGAAGAACCTTGCCGACATCGTTTACGCTGGGAAAAAAGATGTTATCGAATCTCGCGTGCATACAATGAATATGTGCAAATCAATGATGCGCATGATTCTATTAGATGAATCAGAAACGCTTGAGTATCTCACTCGCACCGTCACAGGCCTTCCTGAATTAGTCTCCAAAGCAGAAGACCGCCTTGTCATGAGTACGAAAATGCCTCGCACGAAAATCCTTGGAGAATCTCCCAAGGGACTTCAGGGCGACGGCAAATCAGAAGATCGCCAATGGTACGACCTTGTTTCTCAAGAGCGTGAGCGCGTAATTGAAAAACCCTATACGAAGTTATTCAACCTATTCCTTGAGCAATTAAAGCTACCCACAACTATTTCCTATAAGTTCAAACCACTATGGCAGCAATCAGATCAAGAGAAAGCTACAACCTATAAAACTTACGCTGAAGCCGATCAGATTTATTTAGCCAATGGAGTTATCTCTCAGGCAACCGTTCAAGAATCTCGCTTCGGCGGAGATGAATTCGGTACAGAGATTACTCTCACCGCTTCCGACAAAGATATAGAGCTAGAAGAAGAAACTCCTAAAGAAGAAAAGCCAACACCAAATGGCGAGCAATCTTAAAACTATCGTCTCCGGATCTAAGCTTATAAATAAAAAAGTTAGAAAGCTTCGTCCGCGTTATTCAGGAGTTGTTCTCTATCCACTCACTGTCGAAACCCAATACCGACAAGAGATTATAGAAATACTCCGTTACGCGCGCGAGCAGGTAAACTCAATCCTCGTCCCTCAACTTCAATCAATCATCGACATCTATCAAATGAGTCGGACATTTAAAAAAGACTCAGCATACGATGATCTCACCGAGCTTTTAAATTCTATTCGCACACTCGTACAACGAAAAAATACGAAGTCACAAGTAGATCAGCTAGCGCAAAATGCAGCATCAGCGACTAGCATCTTTAATAGGAGGCAAGTGACTGAAGCTTATAAGAGGGGGGTTGGGGTTGATCCACTTCTCAACGAGCCGTGGTTGGGGGAGGAGCTTCAGTCATTTGCCTTTCTTAATTCTCGCCTCATAACTACCGTTCCCGAGAAGTATCTAGACGATATTCAGCAACAGATTTTTGACGGTATGGGACAAGGCCTCAGAGCAAGCGAAATAGCTTCCAACTTAGTTGATGCCTATGGCGTGTCTGAAAGGAGAGCTGCTCTCATTGCTCGTGACCAAATCGGTAAGCTCAACGGAAACCTAAACATGCTTCGAAATCAATCTCTTGGATCCACTAAGTATGTCTGGCTTACTATGGGAGATGACCGCGTTCGTGAAGAGCATCAAGGCTATAACGGAGAAACTTTCGAGTGGGCAAACCCACCTGCTGACGGGAATCCCGGGAGTGCCATCAACTGTCGATGCGTCGCGTCGCCTGTCTTCGATGAAGAATAGAAAAATAATGCTACGCTAGTTTGTATGTCATCTGCGGTTAAACGTTACTCGACTATAAAAATCGACAGAGTAACTCTCGACGAATACGGATTCCTTCGCACAGAAGGTAACGCCACCCGCGTAGGCGTATTCCGCTATTTGAAATCCGACGGTTCTATCATTCTAGAACTGCGGCACCCGGACGAAGTTTTCAAAGCTGATTCGGTCCGTACTCTTCGTGGTGTACCTGTCACTAATCGCCATCCAACTGAGGGCGTAGTGAATTCCAAGAACGCTAAAAATTGGCAAGTCGGTTACACTGGCGACGTCAAAGTAGACGACCCGTTCATCAAAGCCGAAGTCACAATCACCTCCGACGAGGGAATCCAAGCAGTGCAAAATGGTACTCAAGAACTTTCTTGCGGCTACCAATGCGAGCTAGATTACACACCAGGTGAATGGAATGGTCTTCGCTACGATGCAATTCAGCGAAACATTAGATACAATCATCTTGCTATCGTCGATCAAGGTCGTGCTGGCTCAAGTGTTCGTCTGAAACTTGACGCAGAGGGTGCTATCGAAGTCGCAGATGACGTTAAAGTTATTAAAGAGGAGAAAATTATGAAAAAAGTAAAACTCGGAACCAAGGAGTTTGAGTGTGACAATGAGCTTGCAGAAGCCATCGAAGCTCAAGCTGCACTATCTGAAACCGCTGTTGCTGAAGCAAAAGCTGCTGGTGAAGTTGCTGTTGCCGAAAGCGCTGCTAAAATCGCTGAAGGCGAAGCTGCTCTTGGCGAAGAAAAAGCTAAGTGCGATGCCCTCCAAGCTAAAGTCGATCATCTTGAAAAAGATAAGAACACTAAGACTGACGCTGACGAAGTTAAAGCTCTCGTGCGCGAGCGCCTGAAGCTTGAGCGCGTTGCTAGCCTTGTTCTTGACTCAGCTACCACTGAGAAAATGGACACCTTGTCCGATAAAGAAATCAAAGTCGCTGTCATTAAAGCTGACCGATCTGATTTCTCTGATGAAGGAAAATCCGATGTCTACATCGATGCTGCTTTCGACCTGGCTGTAGAGTCAGTTAAGAAGAAAAATCGTGAAGACGTTGGTTCAAAAGTTATTACCGCAACCGACGGTTCCGTGATTACAGCCGACCAAGCTCGTGCGAAATCTATGGAAGAGTCAAAAAATGCTTGGAAGCAGCCCTTGAGCGCAGCCAAGTAACATGTACCATAAAAAGAAGGAGACTATAAAATGAGTCAAACATCATACTCAATCGATCAAGGCGCTGCTAAAGCTGGCGGAGTTTACGACCTTGGTTTTAACGATTTTATTTCTTTAGCTGCACAAGCAACCATCCCTTTCGGTTGTTTCGTATGCAAAGGAACTGCAGAAGACCAAGTAAAAGTCCCCGCTGCTACTGGCGATGTCACCGACATCACCAAAGCACGAGGATTCGCTGCTGCTACTCAAGCTCATGAACAAGTTTCTGGCGCTTCTGTAGATCAGTACGTTCAATACGATACCGTTAGCGTTATGCAACGTGGTCGTATGTGGGTTACTTGTGAAGCTAACTGGACTCAAGCTTCATCTGTATTCGTTCGTTTCGCTACTGGAACTGGCACTCAATTGGGCGCTGTTCTTGTAAGCGCAGACACTGCAACTGCAGTCGCTCTGCCCGGTGCTAAATTCTTAAACAGTGGATCAGCTGGGGGCCTCGCGCTCATTCAGTTTGACCTCTTAGGTTAATCGGAAGGAATGAGGATTAAATAATATGAGCGACAAATTCAACAAACTCGACGCTGCAGAGAACATCTTCTTTGCTCGTCAATTGGAATATCTCAAGACAAAAACCTACGACATCAAATACGCGAACCTTAAAGCTCGCTCTTTGATTCCCGTTTCTTTCGAAGCTGGCGCAGGCGCAGAGTTCATTACCTATGAACAATACGACCAAATAGGTATGGCGAAAATTATCTCTAACTGGGCTAACGACCTGCCTCGCGCAGACGTTAAAGGAAAGCAATTCATCAGTCCCGTGAAGTCTCTTGGAGCTAGCTACGGCTGGAACCTTCAAGAAGTTCGCGCTTCTGCTTTTGCTGGTAAATCCTTAGAACAAAGACGTGCTAATGCTGCTAAACGTGCCATTCTCCAAAAAGAGAACAGCATCGCTTTCTTGGGCGACACTTCTTCTAACCTCAAAGGGTTCATCAACAACTCAAACATCAGTGAGTACACAGTACCCGCTGACGGAACAGCTTCTAGCAAACTTTGGTCTGCTAAAACTGCTGATCTTATCCTTCGTGACCTTAACGGCTTAGTTAACTCTGTCGTTACTGCGTCTAAAGGTGTTGAGCAGCCCGATACTCTTCTCTTGCCCGTAGCGAAGTACACTTACATCGCTTCTACTCCTCGCAGTTCTACAAGCGACACCACAATCCTTCAGTACTTCATGATGAACAACCCGTTCATCAAACAAGTTGATTGGTTGAATGAGCTTTCTGCTGCTGGAGCAGGATCTACTGACCGTATGATTGCATACGTCAAAGACCCTGATCACTTGACTCTTGAAATCCCCCAAGATTTTGAACAGCTTCCTGTTCAAGAAAATGGTTTGGAATTCAAAGTTCCCTGTCACTCTCGTTGTGGCGGAGTCCTGATTTACTACCCTCTTAGCGTAGTATTCGGAGACGGAATCTAGTTTTAAAAACATTACCCTCCTTGGTTATGTTTAAAAAGTTGAAGGCGCACCGAGCGGTAAAATGCTCGGAGCGCCTTTTTCTTTGTCCAACCTACCTGCTATAGTTTTTCCTACTAGGAGGAACCGCAAATATGATTATCGAAAACCGTGAAATGAGAGTGATTTACTTTGGATCACCCGACATCACAAACATGCCTTTGTTCAGACTGGCACCCGGCAATAACGAGGTGTCAAAAAAACATTGGGACTTAGCCGCTAAGGATTCTATTTTTCAGCACAAGATTAAGGTAAAGACCTTGGTTGTTCTGACTACGGATGACAAGGCGATTGAGGATATGGAAACACCAAAGGCCGTAGAGGTTATCTCCAACATGTGGGATCCGTTGAGATTAGCTGAGCTATCTACTTCTTCTAAGAAGCAAATAGCTAAAGTCGCTATGTCTCAGCTTGAGAAGATCAAGAACTACGGCGAGCAGGACGAAGAGAAAAAACAGAACACGACCTATGAAGACCTTGGACATAATTTAAGTTTGGCAGGAGAATAAATATATGGACGCATCTGAATTGAAAGAGTTCGCCCCGGAACTATCATCACTCTCAGGTGCGTACTTAGATATTTGGATCGAGATGGCTGGACTCATGATTGACGAAGGCGTTTTTGGCACTTCATATGAAATGGCACTCAAAGCACTATCCGCGCACTTTGCAGTTCGCGCTGGAGTAATGGGCGGGGCAAATGGGGGAGGCCCAGTTACCTCTGAGCGAGAAGGCGACATAGCGATTAGCTATGGATCAAGTGCCGACATGCGAGAGGATAACCTCAACTCAACTGGTTACGGCCAGATGTATTTAGCTATCAGAAATCGGACGGTATCAACGCCGTTGTGTGTGTGAAATGAGTAAAGGAGTGAAGGTTATAGACCGTGGGTTAAAGCGGATTATAGGTACCGTTAATGCATTAAAAAAAGCCCCTGTAGCAGCCGTTGGTATTATTGAAAATAAGACTGACCGCAGTGGCGATGAATTAACTAACGCTCAAATCGGAACATTCCATGAATTCGGGACTGGCAACATGCCTGAGCGATCCTTCTTAAGATCGACCATTGTTGAGAACCAATCCAAAATTAATGAAATGCTCCGAAAAGCTGACCAGCAAATGATTGAGGGGAAACTTTCTCCTGAGATTGCTGTAGGACGAGTCGGCGCAACTGTAGCTACTTGGGTTAAGAAGAAAATCCTGTCGAATATTCCTCCTCGCACTAAGCCTGAAGGCGGAATAATGCTCGTAGATACTGGTCAATTGGTTGGTTCCATTTCATGGGATCTTCGCAAGGATAAAAAATGAGTCGCGTATCTAGGTTCGACGACCCTCTTGTTTTAAACAGGTTCGAAGCTGGACACTACGATAGCGACGGCAGATGGGTAACCCCCTGCTCGGCATCCATTGATATTACCGGATGCATTCAACCTGCTGGCCCTGAAGACATGCAGCGCCTTCCTGAAGGGTTTCGATCAAAGAAAGCTCTAAGGCTTTACACCGTGTACAATATTCGCACGGCTAATCAAGCTACAGGCACACCAGCTGATACGTTTGAGTGGGAAGGCGACATCTACGAGATTCAATCCATAGATAAATGGAAGAAACTCATACCGCATTACAAGGCCATAGCTACTCGCATCGAGCTAGAAGGCGCGGAAGTGAGCGTTAAACAATGACCCTTCTAGAACTAGAAACCTCTCTTCGGGACATCCTTATGACTCTAGTGCCAGCAAGCTTCACCGTTGTTTGGCAAAATGAGAGCGGAGTAACCCCGAAGCCGCCCTATATTCAATTAAATCTTATAACTAAAAGCGTCAAAATCGGCTCTCGTGATGAGACTCGATTTATTTCAGGCGATAACTTTCAGCTGATAGGTCAGCGAACAGGCGTGCTTTCTATAAACGCCTATGGAGCAAGCGCTCTAGAGGTGCTTTTCACTATGAAGGATAAGCTCCAGCTACAAAGCACGCTCATCCTTCTTCGGGAAAAGGAGATCGCTTTCTTGTCTGATTCAGACGTCAGAGATTTGTCTTTGCTTTTAGATACAAAAATACAGAAGCGAGCGCAATTCGACCTGACGCTCGGATATACTGTAAGCATCGATGAGGTTGTGGTGCCTATCGAGAGTGTTGAAATTGAGAACCAACTTAATGGCGAACAGATCGCTGTTGAGTTACCGTAGTATGAAGGAGGCTTATATTTATGCCATTACTAAATGAAATTGTAGACGTTGAGATCACGCGCGAATCGCGTGGTATTACTCGCGTTGGATTTAATACCCCACTTTTATTGTCGTTTCACTCTCGCTTTGCCGAAGTTGTTCGCACTTACTCTTCCCTTTCGGGGATGGTGGCTGATGGATTTTTAACTTCAGACAACGCATACAAAATGGCAAATTCTGTTTTCGCTCAGGCTGATTGCCCTGATGAAATTAAAGTCGGTCGATTAACTACTGCTGTTGCTCAAGTGAATACACTTACTCCAACAGTCGTTAACTCGTTTCTTTATACAGTAACGATTAACGGTATTCTTTATAGCTACACAAGCGATGGTACTGCCACTGCTGCTGAGATTGTAACTGGTATCAACGCTGCGATTAACGCTGGCACAGAGCCTGTTACAGCATCAGGAACCGTAACTGTTATTCTGACTTCAGATACAGCAGGAGCTGGGTTCTCGTTATCACTCAGCGCAAACTGGGCGAACGTTGCTACAACTCCGAACAATGGAATTGTAGAAGACCTCCAGCTTATCTCTGCTGTCGATGATGATTTCTATGCGGTTGTTACTGAAACAGCTAACAAAGATAAAATCCTTGATCTTGCTCGCTATATCGAAGCAACTGAAAAGATTTACTTCGCTACTACAGCTGACGCTGCTGTCATTGCAGGAACTGAAGATAACGTTGTCGATAGATTAAACGAACTTGCTTACGATAGATCAGTAGCTCTTTACTCTGCTGATGCGAACTTCCCAAGTTGTGCTTGGATCGGTACTCGTTTAGCTCAAGACCCTGGATCAGCTACTTGGATGTTTCCTACTCTTGTTGGAATAAATGCAAGCTCGCTCTCTACTACTCAAAGCGGAAACGTTCGTACTCCTTTCGGAAATACCTACGAGACTTTCGCTGGTAGAAACATCGTTCGTAACGGAACTGTTGCAAGTGGCGAGTATGTTGATGTAATCATTGGTATCGACTATCTCACTCAACGTATCCGCGAGGATGTGTTCGAGGCCTTGGCTAACGCTAAGAAAATCCCCTACACAGACGCTGGTGTTGCCATCATTGAAAGTGTTCTGAGAGCTAGACTCACAGACGGTATCAACAAAGGCATCTTGGCATCGTTCACAATCACTGTTCCTAAAGTCGCTAGCATCTCCAGCGTAGACAAGGCAGCAAGACTCTTGCCTGACGTTGTATTCACCGGAGTATTAGCTGGCGCAATTCACAAAGTAGAAATCGCTGGACGCGTAAGCGTCTAAGGAGGAATGACAAATGGATACTTATGACCCAAAAGATGTACTCGTAATCGTCGGAGGCTTTGCTCTTTCTGGCTTTGCTCCTGATACCTTTGTCGAAGTTGTAAGAAACGCTGACGCTATGACTCTCGTAATGGGAGCTGATGGCCAAGGCGTGCGAACTAAAAGTGCTGATCGCTCTGGTCGCATTACTATTCGCCTTCTTCAAACCTCAGAAAGTAACGCAATCCTTGACGCATTTGCTAACGCAGATGAGTTAGATGGTAGCGGAGCTGTTCCTGCCATGGTGAAAGACAACCGTGGACTTATCCTTCATGCTGCAGAGCAAGCATGGGTAGTTAAGAAACCCTCTAGCGAATTCGGTGGGAGTGAATCTCAACCTCGCGAATGGGTTCTTGAATCAGATAATATAGCCATGGTTGAAGGCGGTTACTAAACTAAGGTAGTCTCAGGCGTATGAGGCACACACAAGAAAAAGAAATTGACGGTATTAACTACCAATTCGTTCACTTACCAGCCACAACGGCATTTAAAATTCAGCAGAGGCTTATCGGCATTGTCGGTAGGCCTCTGGCATCTGCTGTTTCTCAGTTCGACCCCAAGAAGGGAATCGAGTCGACCATAGACATGGAATCCATTGTCGGAGTTTTAGTTGAGAACCTAGCTGATGAGCGCAACGAAAGTCTGATGAAGGATTTAATTAAAGGCATATCGTTTGATGGGAAAGAAATAAGCGCAATTTTTGACGTTCATTTCGCTGGCCGTATGGGACATTTATGGAAGGTATTGTTTGAGCAGATTCAATTCCAATACTCGGATGTTTTTCAAGGCCTCGTCGAACGTATCGGACAGGCGGCGGCGAGCATCAATTCACCTGTCCTGAACACATTATTTGGCCAGCCTGGAGATGCATCCTCAGTAAAATTGCGACCCTCTCGGAAATAGAAACTCATTGGAGTATCATAGATCTAATGAACGCTAACGAAGCTTTGGACATAGAAGCTGAGATGACGGAGCGACAGAGACAAAGTCAGAAGTCTAAAGGAGGCTAAGCTTGGTAGTCAGGGAACTAATTACTTTACTGGGTTTTAAAGCTGACGATAAGGCTTTTGCTAAATACGAAGCACAATTCGTGAGCCTTGCTGGAGCTGCCGGAGCCGTTGCTGCTGCTGTTGGATTGGTGGGCGCAGGAATGATCGCTGCTGCATTTAAGACAGCGAACGTTGGAGACGAAGCTCTTCATGCTTCAAAGAAATTAAACACAACCGTAGACTCCCTGCTCTCACTTCGACATGCAGTTGGTAAATCAAACGTGTCTGCTGAGGAGCTTGGAACGAGTCTAAAATTCTTAGGCAAGAACATAGAGGCTGTTCGCCAAGGAAACAAGGGTCAGATTGATTCCTTCAAGAAACTAAACCCATCTATTCTTAAGGTTTTAAAAACTGGAAAGAACGTAGACGTAGTTTTTTCAGACGTATCAAAAGTATTTCAAAACATGCCAAACGGTACTGCAAAAACAGCTCTAGCAATGGAGTTGTTTGGTCGTGCTGGCGACAATATGATTCCTTTTTTAAACGAAGGACCGGAGAAGCTTAGAGAGTTAAGAAAGCAATTTCTTGAACTAGGACTAGGCATGAGTCAGGCAGGCGCAAAGAGAGCAAGTAAGTTTCAAGAGTCTTTAAAAACTGTTTACGCGGTCATAGGAAGCTTAACTAGATTAATTGGCGACAAAATGATTCAGGTCATGCAGCCAATGATAGATGCTTTCTTAGAGTGGTGGAAAGTAAACAAGGAAATTGTAAAAACTAATATCGTAAGCATGCTCAACTCACTTGTTGGATTGTTTGAAATCATTTGGGCAATCATTGAACCAGTAGTAAATATTCTTAGCAGTTTCTTTGACATGTTCGGAGGCATCGGGAACGTACTTGCTATGATGGTTAAGCTACTTGCTATATTCCTAGCGTTTAAGGCACTCGTTGCTTTTATTCCACTTTTAATTTTAGCCCTTATAAATGACATAACAACTTTTGCTACTGGCGGTGAATCAATCATTGGATTGCTTGTCGATAAAGTAAAAGAATTATTTACTGGATTAGGAACATGGTTCTCTGGTTGGGTACATGTGATTTTAGATCCTCTACTTTGGATATGGGACAAGATAATGGCGCTTCCTGGAATGGCTGCACAAGCTGCAAGCTTTTTAAAGAACGCTATGGGGTTTGGGGGAAGCAGTCCTTCGTCATCTCCTACATCTAGTTCGTCGAATATAACTAATGGCGGAAACGTAAGGGTGAATGCTCCTATACGAGTGTCGGTCCCAGAAGGCACACCTGCTGGAGAGGTCGGAGACTACGTTCAAAAGGGCGTATCTGATGGTTTGTCTCAAGTGCTACGTCAGGGAAATATTATTCTGACTACAGGGATAGCGAGGTAGAACATGGCACTTTCAACTATTTTTGTGGATCACTTTAAAACAAGAGGCGATAAGGTTTTAAAACTTCCCCAGTTTAAAGTAGACAGCTCAGAAGACTCTAAGAATAAAAAACAATTTCTGAACAACCAAAGCCTTTGGTACGTCGACGCTTCTGTGAGTGAAACTTATTCTCACGAAGCAGACATGACAGATAACCCTGTTGAAAAAGGGATTGATGTCACTGACCATTACAGCCCTCGCCCTGTTGAAATCACAATGAAAATGATGCAATCTGAAACTCCACTAGGAATTCAGAGTCTTCTTGCTGGAGCAAAAGCTGGTATCGGTCAGTTTGGCGGAAAGCAGATTTTCAATTCAGGTGCTGGTAGAGAGATTGGCGGCATTGCTCCTTCGGTAGCTCGTCTTATAAATAAAGCGTATCATCCTGAAACAGATGTAAAAACTAGAGTGGCAACCTGCTATGAATTATTCAAAGGCCTTATCGAAGACAAGCAGCGACTAACTATTACAACAGGACTCAGCGTTTACTCAAATATGATGATCAAGTCTCTTACCGTAAATAGAGACAAAGGAACTGGCGAGGCTTTGGATTTCACAGTGACCTTAAAACAGGTAATAATCATACAGAGCGAAACAATTAAACTTCCTCGTATTACTGTAAAAGAAAATAATGATAGGGCCTCCGGCAAAGACAATAAAGGCCAGCAGTCGGCTAAGAAGGTTCCTGAAAAAAAACAAAGCGTTGGCTTTAAAATATTTCAAATAGCCAAAACGAGGCTTTTATAATGTTTGAAATACCTTTAACAAATGAGTCTTCTTACTTTGATTTAAACTTCGATCTAGAGGACACACGTTACACCTTAGGGTTCGCATGGAACATTCGCATGAACAAGTGGTTCATGTCTATTTCCACGGCAGACGGCACACCTATCCTTATGGGGCAACCTGTATTTGTTAGTTGGGATATGTTCTCAAGATTCAAAGATCAGAGACTCCCTCGGGGTGGGTTTCTGTTCTTTGATTCGTCGGGAGCAAATCTTGATCCTGAGCGCGATGATCTTGGACAAAGGGTTCAGCTGTTTTATTTTGAAGAGTCCGAAGTTGATGCACTAGCGGAGACTGCATAGTGTGTCTGAGGTTTTATTTAATCGCGCTGCGGAAATTGAATTCACTGCCCCTAATCAAGATAGTCGTATACTTCGCGGTATTAGGATTTCCTTTTCTGTCGAGAAAACAGAAGAAGACACTCCCAATAGCGCCAAGGTCACCATATATAATTTAAACAACGACACCCGTTCTTACCTTCAACAAAAGGGAGCTGGAGCTATTCTTTCAGCTGGATATAATTTCAATGCTGATCCTAAAAATGGTTCAGTAAAGGTTCTGTTTAATGGGACGATAAAAAAGCTTCAGAACAAGAAAGAAAAAACAGGCATACAAACTTCCTTCGAGTTGATTGACGGCATTAGCGCATATACGACTAAAAGAATTGAGAGATCTTATAAGGCGGGCGTAACAGCTGGACAGCTCTACAGGGATTTGTCTATTGCTCTTGGGCTTAAGGTTGATTCTGACTCAGCTATAAAGGGACTAGGTACACAGTTTCTTAGAGGCTACGCGATGAGTGGAATGGTTAAAGATGAGATGACTCGTTTAACAAAAGCTACCGGAATGAAATGGAGTATACAAGACGGCGCTCTACTTGTTTTATTAAAGGATGCTTCAGACGATAGGGACTCGGTTGTTTTAAAAAACAATACCGGACTTATTGGCATTCCAAATAGAGGTGAAAATGGAGTCTCTGAGTTCACTTCTTTACTAAATCCAAAGTTCACTCCGGGACGACGCGTACAGATCGAGTCTGAAAACCTGAATGGTATTTACAGAATAACAAAGCTTCAGCATCAGGGAGACACGCATGGCGGCCCTTGGTACTCTATCTGTGAGGCGAAGAGGTCAACATGACGGTAGAGGTTTCAAGACTAGTTGATGTCATAAACAACGGAATCGAGAGCAAGCTAATTGACCTGCATACAGCTATGCCCGCAACAGTGGTTAGCTTCGATGCTTCATCTCAAACCGTAAGCGTTCAGCCAACTTTCAAAAGAGTTTACAATGACGGCACTGTACAACTTCTTCCGATTATAAATAACGTACCTGTGGTTTTCCCCTCGGCAGACGGAGGATCGGCTATATTGTCCATGCCTGTAAAGGCAGGAGATCACGTTCTATTGGTCTTTGCTCAAAGGGCCTTAGACCAATGGCTTGAGAAAGGATCTCCTCAAGACCCCATAGATCCCCGCAAGTTTAATTTAACCGATGCTATTTGCATCCCCGGCATGTTTCCTAAGACCAAGAAGAGCGCGCGCGTAAGCACAAACTCAGTAAGACTTGAGTATCAGGGGGCAAAGATTGAGCTATTCCCTGACGGAAAAGTGACGGTTGGGGATGGCACAGCTCAATTTGAAATAACATCTAGCGGCAAAATAAAGATAGGGGTTGGCGGTACTGATTTACTTCAGCTTTTATCGGACACTCTACAGGCCATTTCTGTTTTAACTGTGACGTGCGCTGCTCCAGCGTCTCCTAGTAGCCCTCCAATAAACGTAGCATCTTTCACGGCTCTGAAGTCGCAAGTCGATTCAATAAAGGGATAGGATAAATGTATGAGCGATTTACAGATAGGTAGCGACCAAGATCTTGCTCTAGTAAATGGAGACTTAGCTCTCTGTACCTTCGAAAATGAAATCCCACAGCTTATTAAACGTCGCCTGAGATTCTTCCAGGGGGAGTGGTTCTTGGATGAATCTTTAGGGGTTCCGTACTTCGAGGAAATCCTTGTCAAAAACCCGTCACCTATCGCAGTCGATGGGATATTTAAGAGAACGATTGTCGAAACCCCTGGCGTCATAGACCTATTGAGTTTTGATATGGACTACGATGGTCCAACGAGAAAATTCACATTAAGCTTTGAAGCTAGAAGCGTTAACGGAACACTAGTGTTCAATGAGGAGATTGTATAAATGTCAGGAATCGAAAGCACTGGGTTCGTTAGAAAAACCCTAGCAGAAATTAAAGCAGAGATTGAAGACTCAATCAGATCGAGCCTCGGTAACGCTGTAAACCTAGAACCCCCTAGCGTCTTCTCTGTTCTAGTGGGTATTTTCGCTGAGCGTGAAGCTATTCTTTGGGAGCTAGCGGAAAATGCATACAATGCGAGTTATCCTGATACGGCGGAGGGGGTTTCTCTTGATAACGCCGTTGCCTATACTGGTATCACCCGACTTGGAGCTACTAAGTCTACTCTCGCTGATCTTCATTTATTTGGCACTGCCGGAACCGTAGTTCCAGCGGGGACTCAATTCAGCGTAGACGGAAATACAGCAGCTCAATTTGAGAGCTTAGCTGACGTTACTCTTGTTGCTGGTGTTGACGAGATTCAAACAGTTACCTTTAGCGCGGTCCCTGTGTCGGGGAGCTTTAGGATTTCTTACAATGGCGAAGAGACTGCTTTAATTCAATTTAACGCTGTGAACACGGATGTTCAAACTGCATTGAATGACCTCACTGATTTAAGTGCTGTAACTGTTGCTGGAAACTTCACCTCTGGATTCGTTGTTACTTTTGCCGGAGTGGATGGGAAAATCAATCAACCCATAATGAGTACCAGTGCGAATACTCTGAACGGTGGTATTACAATTACTGTTACTGAAACTACTCCAGGAGTTCCACAAGGACTTGCTCAATGTGAGTCAGTACTTGAAGGACCCTATCAAGCTTACACTCGCACCCTTACTGTTATCGATACTCCTGTTTCGGGACTCGATTCTGTTTTGAATTTAACTGATGCTGTAGCGGGGACCGATGTTGAGACTGATCTTGAACTTCGTTTGAGACGAAATGAATCTCTTCAAATTGCAGGGGCTGCAACGGTGGATGCTATCTACGCGCGCATGCTTAATGTTGATGGCGTAACAGCTGTGAACGTAATTGAGAATAGTTCTGACATAACTGACGGCGACGGAAGACCTCCTCACTCATTCGAAGTGATTATAACTGGCGGAACTGACGCCGCGATTGCTCAAGAGATATGGGAGGTTAAGCCTGCGGGCGTTGCTACCTACGGATCTACTTCGGTGAACATTACTGATACACAGGGATTTGTACACGTCGTAAAATTCTCACGACCTACCGCTGTAGATATATGGGTTGAGTTGGATTTAACAGTTGATAGTAACTTCCCAGTAGACGGTGAGAACCAAGTTAAAACTGCTCTGGTGATTAAAGGGTTTGAGACTTTCAGTGTTGGAGATGACGTTATTGTAATACCGATTCTTATTGGATCATTCTCTTCTATCCCTGGAATCTTAGATGCCGTGATAAGGGTTGGTACTGCGATTAACCCTACACTTGATAACAACATTCCGATTGCATCTACGCAGATAGCTATCTTCGATGCTGGCAAGGTTGAGGTAACCATTCTCTAATGGCTGACGTAACAGAGATCCTTACGCATGAAGTAGACGCACTCGATAGGCTTTTGCAACAAGACAAGGATTCCTTAAAGCTAAGAGGAATAGTTTCCGCATTCATTCAAGAGATACAGGTTTTAGAAACTCTTTTCATTGATCTTCGTGACAATAGAAGAATATCAAACGCTACAGGAGCAACGCTTGATAAGATCGGAGCTATCCTTGGGGTGGTTCGCTATATCGGAGAGACCGATGAGGCGTACAGGCTTCGTATTCAAACGGGCGTAGTTGAGAACAGATCTAAGGGCACGCCTGAGTCTTTAATAAAATTAGTTCAGCTCATTACTGGAGCTGACACGGTATCAATGCACGAGGGAGCAATTGCCTCTTTCGAGTTTGATGTTCAAAATCCTGACGTACTTACTCAAGATGAGATAGATGCACTTTACGCAGCTGTCAGGAGAGCTAAGGCGGCGGGCGTTCGATTCACTGACATCGTAGAATATTTTGGAAGTGATCCATTTACATTCGATGGCGGAGAGTTAGTTTTGCCCTTAGATACAGCTTGGCAATCGACTTCTATATCTGACAACTCTCAGACGTGGAACCATTTGTGCAGGTCTGAAGAGCTAGGAATATTTGTAGCTTGCGCTACTGGAGGCACTAATAGAATCGGCGTTTCAGAAGACGGACTCACGTGGGTAGTGTACCCAACCTCAGATGCCACAGCTCAATGGAACGCTATTTGTTGGTCACCTGAATTAGGATTATTTGTTGTCGTTTCGGCATCAAGTACTACTGATTATTGTGCGACTTCCCCAGATGGCCGTAACTGGACAAGCAGAACCTTAGCGGGGAAAGCTTGGCGAGACGTTTGCTGGTCTCCTCAATTGAGATTATTTGTTGCGGTCGCTAGTACTGGAACAGGTCGTATAGCCACTTCCCCTGATGGCATAACTTGGACAATTCGTACCGCTCCAGATGAAGGGTATTTCGGAGTTTGTTGGTCCCCTGAGCTTACGCTTTTCGTAGCGGTAGTTACGACTCCCTCAACTGCTGACAAGGCTTTCGTTTATTCTTCAGACGGAATCACTTGGACTAACCCGCTCATTGGAAACGTACCTGCAGGCGCTCCTCAATACAGAAGTGTTGCATGGTCAAAGGAACTTAGTTTGTTCGTTGCTATGGGGACAAACGCAGGAAGCGATAGCGCTTCTTCTTCCCCCGACGGACAAGTGTGGACGGCTAGAACAATGCCAGCCACAACTTGGAACAGGGTTGGTTGGTTCTCAGAGCTTGCTAGCTTTGTAGCTGTAAGCTCAACAGGTTCAGACAGAATTCAGATGAGTTTTGATGGCATAAACTGGAGCGAGGTTTATAATTCATTCGCCTCAAACAGTTGGCGAGGAATCGCTTATTCGAAAGTACATGGTCGACTGGTGTCTGTAGCAAGTACCGGAACAAACAAGGGATCGAGGCTTTACCTTAGACAGGTCACAGCTGTTGTAGACGAGATTGGATTGGGCTTTGGTGATTTAATTACTGACGTCTTCGTATCGCGCACTCCTTCTGTAGATAACCAATGGAGAGATGTGGCGTGGAGTCCTGAGCTTGGATTGTTTGCAGCTGTTGCGATGAGTGGAACACTAACCCGAGTGATGACAAGTCCCGACGGAATATTTTGGACGACTCGTACAAGTACGGTAAACGAGAACGCGTGGGACGCTATTTGTTGGGCGAACACACTTGGTCTTTTTGTAGCAACGGCAACTTCATTAACTAACAAAGTCATGACGTCTCCAGATGGTATTACTTGGACCGATCGTGTTATCACGAGTCAAAGCTGGATTGATGTTTGCTGGGCAGAAGAACTAGGACTTTTAGTTGCGGTAGCGAATACACAAACTAATAGAGTAGCTACTTCTACTGATGGGATAAACTGGACGAATAGAACGCCTCCTTCTGATCAGTCGTTTCGTTGCATAACTTATGCGCCGGAACTTAATCGCTTTGTAGCTCTTGCTTCCGACGCTAAAAACAATATTTATCTTCAGTCAGCAGACTTCACCAATGCTGCTTGGCAATTAGGTGGGACAGTAAACTATACAAGAACAGCTGACGTTATTGCCGCTCCAGACTCAAGTGTAACGGCTGACTTATTAGTCCCCACACTTGCTGCAAGTTCTTTTAATACAAGCTGTCCTACTCAAGAGGTAGCTAAGGGAGCTAGTGCCATAGGTTACACGGCTTCAGTTTACGTAAAAGATAACGGAGCAGGCGGGTGCAGGATTAGACTTTATTTCGACGCTGCTGCAGCCAATGCTCATAACGTAATAGTTGATCTAGTAGCTGGAACTATTAACAGCACTTTTAGCTCAGGGACTGTATCTGGAGCAACGTCTTCTATTGAGGCTTTAGCGAATGGCTGGTTCAGGATTTCTGTTCGAGGAACTTCTGACACGTCCATTATTGTTAGGACTCAGATCTTTGCATACGGAACTGGCGGGGCATCTTTTACTGGAGACGGCGTTCGAGGGATTTATCTTTGGGGCGCTCAACTTGAAAGCACACTTTTCCTTAGTCAGTATATTCCAACGACAACGACTGCTAGCTACAGGCCATCTACTCAGGTTATTTATTCTTCAGACGGAGTAAACTGGCTTAATCCAGCAGATGGTCTTGTTCCTATCGATGGAACAAATCCAAACTCTTGGTTTGGGGTAGCGTGGTCACCAGAGCTTGGATTATTTTCAGCAGTAGCTGGATCAGGAACCAATCGTTGTATGACAAGTCCCGATGGGATAACTTGGACGGCCTTTGCTGTATTGAAAACATGGTCTGATATTGTATGGGCTCCGGGCGCTATGAAGTTTTTCTCTGTTGCATCAAGTGGAACCGACAGAGCATTAAGCTCTGTGGACGGATCAACATGGGTAGCTATGACGGTACCTGTTGCAAAGGCATGGAATGCGATCTGTTTTGCTCCTGAGCTTGGATTACTGGTAGCTGTAGCTTTTGATACTGGACTTACTGTTATGACAAATAAAGCGGACTCACCTGAGGGTGGAAAGTTTGCAGGACTACTTTTAGAATCTTAATATGAGGGTGATAAATATATGACAACCAAACCAACGCTACAGCCGAAGTGGACCTTCACAAACCCAAGCCAATCAACCGTGAGTGTTGAGCCAGACGCATCGAAAAAGATTACTGGATGGGTTCCTGGCGAAAAGCCGCCCGCTCAACAGATGAACTGGTTGTTTCAAAACTTAAGTGATTGGGTAGCGCACTTAAACAACGTCGGTATTTTAGAGTGGGACGCAGCTACGACTTATCAGTTAGGGAGTTTTGTAAGTGATTTAGCTGGTAATTTTTATGTAAGTATTTCTGCATCTAACTTAAACTTTGTTGTTACGAATACAGCGAAGTGGAGGAAAATTACATCTGGTAAAAACGTCGTAATTGTAGATCCCTCATCGACACCAACAATTACGCTTACACAGGCCGATAGCGGTAAAACTTATATTATAAGATCTTCGCTTGGAGCGGTTTTGTTTAACCTACCTACAGCTGTTTTAAACTTTTCTTTTTCTGTAAAAGATGGAGACGGACAGTTTTCTACAAATGCATGCACACTAGACCCCCCTGGGGCTGTACAAGTCGAAGGCTTGGCTGCCAACTATTTGCTTGAAGCTGATTTTGGTGACTGGAGCTTCTTCTGTGACGGAACTAATTATTTTAAAGGATAAATCATGGGAAATAATGTTGTAAGAAAAATCTTAACTGGAAACTCTACGATGACGGTCCCCGCTGGCGTTAAAAGAATAGATGTTTTTTCTATCAGAAAAAACAATTCATTTATGTATAGCGGAGATACGCAGAACACTATTCTATCTAGAAAAACAACTGGTGAAGTATGGGGATGGGGGGTTGGGAACTTGGGCCAGCTTGGGAATAACGCCACATTAACCACATCTTCTCCTGTACAGGTTGCTGGTGGACATCTGTTTGCAGAGGTTGTTTCTGAAACAACATGCTCAACTGGGCGCAGGTACGACGGAGTTATTATGTCTTGGGGCTCTGGTCCTAACGGTGTTTTAGGAAACAATACAACAACTGGAGTTTCGTCCCCCGTTATTGTGGCAGGCTCAAATACTTATAGAGCACTAGTTGGATACGGACAAACTCGGTTAGCGTTAGCAAACAATGGAGCTGCGTATGGATGGGGATTAAATACGTCTGGGCAACTTGGGATTAATTCTTTAACATCTGTTTCATCTCCAACAATTGTTGCTGGTGGGCATTTGTTTAATAAAATTTATACGAGAATAAATACGTCTGCGGGGATAAAGGCAGATGGTTCAGCGTATACGTGGGGGACTGGAGCCTCTGGAGAACTGGGAAATAATACTCAGACATCAACTTCGTCTCCCGTGTTAGTAGCGGGAGCAAAGCAATTTGTAAAATTAGAAAACATACTTGGAACAATGGGCGGACTGACGAAATCGGGTGACATCTATACGTGGGGTGCGGGCAACGTAGGGCAGCTCGGAAACAATACACTCACAGGGGTTTCTTCGCCAGTTTTAGTCGCTGGAGGCCATAAGTTTACTGATTTTGTAGCGCATAAAAGTGCAATTTCATTTTACGCAAAAAGAACCGACGGAGTTTGGATGTCGTGGGGACAAGGTACTGGTGGTGTTCTTGGAAATAATTCAACATCTAACTTTTCTTCTCCGGTTGTAGTTGTTGGGTCACACTTGTTTGTAAAACTAACAAGCGACGAAACTGAGCAATCAGTTTACGCTCTTAAAAATGACGGGACAATTTGGTCTTGGGGAAACAATGGCAACGGAAACCTTGGGAATAATTCCTTGACGAACACGTCTTCACCCGTTCAGGCAGCTGGCCCGCAGTCTTTTATAGACGTGTATGGTGGAAGCTCTAAGTTTTTTGCAAGAACAGCTGGCGGTGTTATTTTTTCAGCTGGATCGGGTAGCAACGGAGCGTTAGGAAACAACTCAACAACAACCGCTTCCTCTCCCGTTCAAGTTGCCGGACAAACCTTTGCCGACAACGCGTTGCAAAATGATATAAGTTTTTTACCAAGAACACAGGTTATCGTTACGCCAGGAAATACAGTTTCTTACACAACCGGATTGATCGGTAGTTTTGCTGGTCAAATACTCTCTTCAGAATTAGAAGCAATTCTAATTGAGTATGAAAGCTAATCGAACAGCACTTGTAACGATTGTTATTGGAGAGAAGTATGAAAGGCTTGCTGAAGTTTCGCATCCACTGTTAAAAAAATATGCAGAGAAAACTGGCTCTGACTTTATTGTTTGGAAAGACTTCGATGGCCATAGTTTACCTGCTTATAAAAAGCTAGACATTTACGGTTTATTAAAAGAATACGACCGTGTTCTTTTTATAGATACCGATGTGATTATTCGTAACGACTGTCCGAATCTTTTCGAGCTAGTTCCAGAAACATACTTTGGAGCGTTTAACGAGTTTCCTTTTACCGACAGACATGAAGCGATGATGTCTATGTGTCAGGACCGCGAATGGCTTCAAAAAAAGATTTATTTTAATTCAGGAGTTTTTGTTTGCTCGGCTTCGCACAGAAGTATTTTCAGGCATGGGATTGAGCCAAACAATTTTTATGAGCAGACACTTTTAAACTTTCGACTACACGCTCTAGCGATTCCTTTTTTTGACATTGGATATAAGTTCAATCGCATGACATGTTTAGATATTTTCGGTGTTGATAGATTTGATTCTTTTATTATGCACTACGCCGGATGCCCACTTGAGACAGATGCGTTTGTAGAGCAAATGCGCTCTGACTCAAAGATCTGGGCGGACATAAAAGACCACTACCCCCGAAAAATCCATTTTGATGCAAACGGAGGATTAGGAGATCAGGTTTGTGTAGAGCCAGTGATTAGATATTTAAAAGAAACTATCTACAAAAAAGACGTTGTTAAAGTTACAACAAATTATCCTGATCTCTTTAAACATTTAAGAGTTGAGATTTTTGATAAAACAAAAGACCTCTGTGACACAAGAGGTAACTTCTCTGTAAATCTTCCACCTAATCATGCGGGCTATCTCTTAAATAACCACATTCTTACTCACCCTGTTGAGGCTGCATCGCTAGCTGCTTTTAAGGGACAAATGCCCCCTAATTGTAAGAAGATAGTTTTAGGTCACTACCCGATAACTGAGGAACTTTCTTTATTGGTTAAAGATGCCGTACTCGTGCATCCTGGAAGGAGCTGGCCGACGAAAACTTTTCCAAAAGAATTTTGGCTTGATGTAATTAAGTGCATTCAGGAAACCGGGAAAAAAGTTGTCTTGATAGGAAAAGAAGTGGGAGAAGAGTTTGGAGTTGTTGACTTAGGTAAGCATAAGATCCCATCTTTAATAAATAAATTAACCCTTAACGAGCTTATTGGAGTTATTTCTGAAGCAAAAGGAGGGTTGGTGTCTAACGATTCTTCCCCAATCCATATAGCCGGGGCATTTGACAATCCTATTCATTTAATAACTATCGCAAAAGCTGACTTTAGAATTCTTCCATTTAGATACGGAGGTCAAACCTATAAGGCATTTAGTTACGGAAGATTAATTGATTTTCCATTTGATCCCAATTCGATTTATGAGATTAGAGTAGATAGAGCTTCTTCGGAGGTCATTAAAGCGCACTTACCTAATCCAAGTGAAATAGCAAGAAACATATGACCAAAGAGGACGACGAGAAATACAACAAGCTGTATCCAGAGTTGGCTATACGCATAGTGAAGTTTACTAGGGATAGGGGTCGTCCTCCGACCGAAGAAGAAGAAACAAAGCTACTAGAACAAATTATTGACGATGACTCGCGGGGTAAACTGAAGGCGTACAAGCCTTGCGGAAAAGCTAATTAGCCCTGTAGCATCTGAGATATGAGGAACCCTTTATTATACTTTATTTTGTTTTTCCCTTGGGCTATTGCTAATGCGTCGATCGCAACAAGTGACTTGTCAGCGTGCAGAAAGCCTGTTCTAAACCGTGGAGTTATTCCCGAGAGTACCTTAAGAGAGTTTATCGATTGGGCAAAGTCTGCTCCAGATGAAGTCTTCACTGTTAATTCTAAATACGATGTGTACTCAAGCGTTGTTGGAGAGCTTGGTCCATATAGGGGTCTCACGCATAGACGCGCGGTAATGGTCGACGTACTTCGTGTACTTGGAGGTTTTGAGTCTAGCTGGGATTACAGTGAGGGCATTGATGTCAATAACGGATCGTCTGCTCAAAGCAAGTGCAACGAAGAAGCTGGGATATTTCAAACGAGTGCCAATTCCATGACGTTCGATAGATCGTTAAAAACGCTGTTTATCGATCAATGTTCAGGTCTGAGCGGAAAAACCGACTGTATTCGATTCATCAACTGTTCAAAGAATAACCCCAAGCACCTCTTCGTGATTGAATACACCGCTAGGCTTATTCGATTTACGGTTAATCATCATGGGCCATTGAAGCGTCGCGAAATTCACAAGTGGTTACGTCGCGATTGTGTATCTGCCGTAGAGAAACTCTTGCTATGATGAGGTATGAAGATAGAAATTTCGGTCGAGGAGATTTTAGCAGCTCTAGGGTTGTTACTTGTTCCCTCTCCGGTATCGTATTTACTTAAGAAAGGTAAAAATAAAATGAGCGAAGAAGTTGTTAATGAAGGAACTGAGATTGGAATTAAACACACACAGGAGATGGCTGACTTGGTAGTGGCTATCGTACAAGGCTTTCATGCTGCAAGAGCAGACGGCAAATGGGACGTTGCTGACCTGCCGCATGTATTGCCTGCGTTCGCAAAGCTTGGTCCAGCACTTGAAGGCTTTAGCTCTTTAGGTGCGGAGTTGAAAGACTTGGACGCTGAAGAGATCAAAGCACTTGCTGCTAGCATGTTGCCTAACCTTGGCATTCCCGATGGCAAGATCAAGACTTACGTAGAAGAAGGCTTTGCTGTATTGGCCGCTGTTTACAAAATTATACGTGCTTAATGATAAAAAGAAGGGGGCCGTGTCTTGAGGAAAGATTTTGGCCAAGAGTTAACAAAGACACTCTAAATGGGTGTTGGATTTGGCTTGGCGCAAGTGCCCCTTCAGGACACGGAAGGATAGGAAATCATAATAAGGTTTACCAAACCCACAGGGTATCATGGGAGCTTGAATATGGATCAATCCCAGCGGGACTGTGTGTTCTTCATAAGTGTGACAATCCTAGATGCGTTAACCCTGAACATCTTTTTCTAGGAACACAAATAGAAAACTTAAAAGATATGGATCAAAAAAAACGTAGGAGAGTTGGCGTTGGAATAAGAAATGCGAACGCTAAATTAAACAATGAAAGTGTCATGGAAATAAGAGAAAAATACTCAAGTGGCTCATTTACTAAAACTGCACTATCAGAAAAATATGGAGTATCTCAGTCAACCATTAGACAGGTAGTGGAAAGAAAGACTTGGAGGCTTTAAATGGAATTTCTAATGGGATGGGGCAATCTACTTGCCGAAGTAGCCGCCTACATAGGACTCAAGAAACTAAGAGAGCATTCGGACCAATACACAAAGCTAGAACTAGAGCTTAAGAAGGAATTCGAGAAGCCGTATGCTGAGAGAGATGACCTAAAATTCGTATCCATTAAAAGAGAGCTAGCGATTATTCGAGCTGCCTTTGAAAGGGACATGAAACTTGGTGCCGACAAATGATAAGGTTGCTGCTGGGGGTTCTCTTTCTAGTGGCGTGTTCCTCACTAACTGTTGTGGATAGAGGACCCCTCTTTAACCTACTGCTTCGTCCGTATCCGGGGGAGGTGGGCAAATTAGTGAATCAACGATGCACGGAGTACACCTTCTTTAAATGCGTAAAGTTTGACCGTCTAGGATGGGATTTACGAGTGAAAGAAGAGCGTCAGCAATTAATCGATTTAAAGTTTGTATGCGATGTCGGAGGTCAAAGATTTGGCGTATGTGCTGACAAGGCTGCTCTTTGTCAGGTGACGACCTACAAGAAGACGTTTCTTGGAATTAAGGTTAAGACCTACACGGCAGTCATCAAGGAAATAAGCTTAGTGGATAAGTACGATCAATTACTCAATGCGAACACTTATTGCGCAGCGCAAGAATCTGATCTGGGAAAAGAAATGTTCTAGTCTAGGTAGTACACTGATCTCATGGCTACAGCTGCTAATAAGACAAAGATTCCACCTGGCGGAACACTAGGCCAGGTTCTCACTAAAAACTCATCTACTAATTTTGATTACAGTTGGACGAGTCCTGCTGGTGCGGTGTCTTCTGTCTTTGGTCGTACTGGCGCTGTAGTTGCTCAGAGTGGTGATTATTCCACGTCTCTTGTAACTGAGGGGACTAATCTTTATTGGACTCAGGCAAGATTCGATACGGCGTTCGCAGCAAAATCAACGAGTGGATTAGCTGAAGGGTCGAATCTTTATTTCACGGATGCTCGCGCACGCACGGCTGTTATTGCGTCTTCAATTATTAACGGAGACCTTACTCACGCACCCGATGGTAACTCTGTATTTGATGCTTTAAATAGCAAGGTGGATCTTTTCGCTGGAGACCCTAACGCTATTGTTTTCTCAGGGCCATCTAGCGACATTCAAACAGAAGCAAACTTTACATGGAACGGATCAGCGATGAACGTTCCCGGTACCATTACTGCAACGAACCTTAGTGGCACGAACACTGGAAACCAAACAGCAGCAACAGTGCCAAATACCCCTGCTGGGAATATCGCAGCTACAACTGTACAAGCGGCATTAAACGAATTGGATGCTGAAAAGGTTATTGGAAACACAGCCATTACTGGATCGACGAAAACTAAAATCACATACGACGCTAAGGGATTGGTAACGTCGGGTGCTGATGCAGCTGTTGCAGACATAACTGGACTACAGACGTTACTTGACGGCAAGTGGTCACAGGCTGGTGACACGATTGCAAGTGGAACTAAAACCATAGGCAATACAAACGCTGGCACTGCTGTAATTGAGGCACGAGTAAACAATTTTAAGTGGGGGAAGTTTAGTAATACAGAGAGACTTTTTTACGACACTAACGGAAACAATCCTGTCGTTGATTTTAATTTACTTACACTTAATCAAAGTGATGGGACGGCAAAGGTTCTTTGGTCCGCTGGGATATTAAACAATAGTAGCGGCACTCCTTCGGTTAACTGGGAAGATTCAACTTTCTACAATCCTCAATCGGCAACAGTTGCTTTAGATTTAAACAATCTTCAATTTTTTGATGAGAATTCAAATACGTCACTTGATTTCTCAAGTAGTGGAGGCGAGCCAAGAACGTTGCTTGATTTTGCTTCAGGACCCTCTATTCGATGGCACAACAGAGAGCTGATAGATTACGCAGGCGTCACAGCTTTAAACTATGAGAATGGTTCTTCTTCTGCGAGGTGCATGTTCGACCATAACGGATTTAGGTCAATAAGCTGGGGGGAAAGCGGTAGATATTTACAAGCATCGTCTGGGTTTACCGCACATGACTGGGAAAGCGGATATATTTATGACACAACGGACGGATCATATTCGGCTCAATTTATTCAACGTTATTTATATTACCCAGGCACTAACAGTTATGCGATAGATTGGGGAACAGGTGTTTGGTATTCACCAAGCTTTGAACAACGCATTGTTATCAATGATACAGGTAGCGATAGTTATCTTGCTGGTGATTTTGGTGCGTCGCTTGTTTCTTGGAGGTCCGACAGTGGAAATATGCGTCTTGGGTTTTTTGGTGTAGCCGCCGTTATTCAACCTTCAATTGTAGACGCAATAACCGGACTAGAAACTCTTGGGCTTTTTCAAACAGGTGGTAGTAACTATTATTCTATGGCTAGGTTCGCTGGACTGTCTCAATATCTAATCCCATTTGGAACAGCTGCAACAGCGTTTGGATCAAACTCAAACTTTAACTTTGACTTCAACAACGTGAGATTCACACTAGGCAGCGCACAGGGCGGCAACAACATTGCCAAAGGAAACTTTGTTGCGACCTCCGCAGCCGATGTTGTTTCTAGATTTGTTGGAACCACTTCCCAGTCTGGTGATTTGTCGAGATGGTGTAACTCCGCAAACACAACTTTATCCTTGGTGACGTCTGCTGGTAAGTTTTCTATTGGAACGGCCTCAGCCCCTACTGCTTTATTGATGTTAGGTGCTGGGACGACAGCAGCAAGTACTGCTCCCCTAAAATTTAATAACGGGCCATTGAATACAACGTCTGAAGCCGGATCAATGGAGTTTAGGGACGAGAAATATTATCTCACGCCAACAACAAACGCGTCAACGCGCAGGTTTCCTATAGCGTCCGATAACAACCCTCTAGGAATGCAGGTATTTTCATGATTAAAATAAGGGAAAGAATCGAGGCATAAAATGGCACAGCTATTTACTAAGGCAAAATTATCGGGGTCTACAAACGGAAAAAATATAAAAGTTGTAGCCACAGCAACCGCTGGAACACTGATCCACACAGCGGTAACTGGAACTTCTAGCTTAGATGAGATTTGGCTGTGGGCGTATAACGGCCATACTGCCGATGTTGTATTGACTTTAGAATGGGGCGGGGTTGCAGTCCCCGATGATCAAACGATTGTAACTATTCCATTTAAACAGGGGCGTTTTTTAATTGTTGACGGAAAACTTTTAAATAACTCACTTATCGTTAGAGCTTTTGCAAGTGTAGCTAACGTCGTCATTATTGACGGATACGTGAATGGGATCGTGTAATGGGCAGAAGGACAACAAGCAATACTCTTATCGGTGGCGCGCTGCCAATTGCGATGGGAGGAACTGGACAAATAAATGGGCACGCCATTGGGTATGGTCCTACTCCAGGGATTGCGGCGGGAGCAGGCGCAGGAACTGGGCCCAGTGTTTCTGTCACAGGAACAGACTCGGCTGGTGAGATTTCAGTTACTACAGGAACAACGCCGACGGCAGGGGCAACTGTCTTCACAGTTACTTTTAATAAACCTTTTGCCACAACTCCTTATGTTGTTTTCTCTAGAAGCAATGCGAATGCTGCCCTATTGAACGGAACTACAATGGTATTTGTTACACCTTCTACAACTACTTTTATATTTACAGCTGGATCTGCTGCCTTAACGGCATCTACCCAGTATAAATGGTCCTACCATACAGTTGGTTAATAAGGAGAGTAAAATGGCAATAGTATATTCAAAAACAGCAGATGGAAAACTAATGGTAACGGACTCTAAAATAGTTGAAGAAAAGCACGATCTTCGACAACTTCGTAAACACAAGCAAATGCTTAAGGCTAAGCTAGATGAGATTAACATTTTGATTGATGAAGCTGTAAAATTAGGAGCAACAGATGAGCCATAAAAAAGAAGAGATCGCAAACGCATTACAAAGACTTTTAAGCATCGCTTTGCAGTCACCAATGTCTGAGAAAGAGCATGTTGAAAATAGAAAAGCAGCTAACTTGCTGGCTATAGAACTTGGTCTTATAGAGGCACCTAAAGAAGAAGAACCTAAAAGTGAGTAGCTTAGCTGTTGGTGGAGCTATTCCACTTTCATTGCAATTACCGAATGGGGAGTCTAATAAATTCCCCAGAGCGATTATATATAATGCAGATAGAACTGTGTTCGCTGGACCGATTGACCTAAGTCATAATGCTCTTGGCGAATACAAAGCTGCTGCAACTTACTCGATGCCATCTCAGGATTTTATCGTTGTTCAGTATATTGTTTACACGGATGCCGGACACACGACAGAGGACACCGACACATCAAACGGTAGAGTGTCTGTAGAATTTACTCGTCAATCAGATCCTTCTCAGATCAATAGAGCTGTAGAACTTGAAGCTGAGTTTCAATCTATTCAATTAGAAGTTGAATTTCAAAACGTACAATTAGACGCCAACATCGCTCATGTTGAGCTAAACTCGGTTCCATAGGAGGATTCATGGGAGCTTATTCATTCGTAAAAGGTTCAGACGTTACAATCACTGTTCAGGTAAAAGATAAGGATACTAAGGTTCCTTACGCTTTAACTGGATTTACTTCAGCTACTCTTTTCATTAAGAAAGATGACAACACTTACCTCTCAGCAACGGGGACTCTAGTTTCTTCTGATTTAGGCAAGTTATCGTTTACTATCAATGAAACCGATTCCGACACGTTGAGAGCTGGAACTAAGTTAGATATTCAGCTGACGGTAAACCAAGGAAGTACAAAGACTAATTTCTTGATTAACGAAATGCTCTCAATATATGAGAACCTTGCATGAGTAAGCTTCTTCCTCCGTCTAAGCCAAATCAAACGGCTGGCTGGGTTGATAAAATTATTAACCGCTTTCAGCTTTCACTAGAGGGCTGTCAGTTCGTTATCGTGTGTGTCAGGGGATACTACAACGAGTCTATGGGCGAGAGTCGCTATAACGATCGAGGTATTTACGACGACGCATTTTTTATTCGTAACCTAAAAACAGGTCTATTTGCTCCATTCAACGGAAACGCTGACCCCGCGCTTTACCGTGAGGGCATAGCTTCTGTTCAAGAGGATCAAGTCGTTTGGTACAAGAAGGGTAGACACGGACTGGGGAAACCCACCGAGCATTGGGCACTAAGGCAAGCTCGTCCATTGAAAGTTAAACGAGATAACGGAAAGGGCGGATATACGTACCATGCTCCTTCCTGGCCATGGACAAACCTCCACAGAGGCGGATCCAAGGGCACATCAAGCATTGGATGCTTGACCGTGCCACCTAGTCAGTGGGACTCCTTCTTGGCCCTTGCGTACGTGCAATTAAAAGAATCCAACCAAGCTGAGGTGCCGTGTGTTCTCGTTGAGTTGGCTGGCTGACACAATAAGTCATAATCTTTTAGATCAACGGATATACCCTAAACTAATGTTGGAATACTCAAGTGAATTCCTAATGAACGCTGCTCTAGCGGCAGTGGGTTCTTTAATAGTTTTACTGCTTGGAGTACTGGCATTTTTTCTTATGCGTTTAATTAGTCAACTAGATACCACCACGAAAACAGTGGATAACTTGTCTCTAAAGTTTGCCGTATATATCGGGCAAGAAAATAAACATAAAGAAGAGATTGCTGAGTTTAAAAATAAAGTGAGTCTTATTAATCGAAGGCTTATTGCTATGAGGTTTAAAGCGGAAAGTGCTGGATGGAAATTCAAGGCTGAAGAGTGGGACGTTAATAACTAGTTCTCATCCATAGCATTTTCGATCTCTTCTGTGAGAGTATTCTCGATGTAATGCTCTGTACATTTACCGTCTTTGTCTCCGAAATCACTTACGCTTAATCTATTCTCTAGCTCTTTGTTCTTTGGGTTCATGAGATTTAAATACCTCAAGCACGAAAGTTTTTTATCACATAATAGTCCAGTACAGAAGGTAAAGTCTTTTGGGAGTGTCCTCATAGGATTTACTCTATATCAGTTTTAAAGAATTCATATTCACGTCTCTTATTGGTCAAGAAAGTGACGGAGTCGTTTGGAGCTGCGATCTTAAGCCAAAACGGCATTTCAATTTCATAAGTTAAAAGTATTTGCCTGATCTTATATGCGGGGACCTTTATACACATTGGTTGCGGAAGCTTAAATCTTTGAACAGCTGCCGTCATGATTTCTTCAGGAGTCACGCTGGCTTCTTTTCAATGGGTGGTATTGGTTTAGGTTTTACGAGAAGGTTTCTGACGCGAACTACGACAACACCTTCCCAGTTATGTTTCTTGCGTTTAATCACAATGCTTTCAGCATAGCGTATACACTTCGCATACGCTCAAATTCTAGAACCCCAATATAGTTGTTTTTAGGAACATGAAGCCTGGCGTTAATTTCACGGTAGACTTTCCCACGAGCAAGCGGCTGTTTTACGAGTTGATTTTTAAGTCCACACACAGCTAAGTCGTTGCGAGCGATCTCAAGGTTAAGGGCATCGAGACACCTCAGTGCCATTTCGATTTTAGATCCGGGTTGTGTTTCTGCTGGCGGATCATCGGCTGAACACATGAAGACTTCGATTTCAGAAGCACCTAGATCAATAGGGAACTTAAGAGGGGTTCCTTCAGTAATGCCACCATCTATATACGGTCCAACTGGTTCAACAAGAAGTGGAATGCACGCTGTGGCTGCTTGCCAGTAGGCATCGGTTCCTTCGTGAAAGTAAACGGTTCTATGCTCACGGATATTATAGGCACAAACGAAATAAGGAATAGCCGCTGGCTTTTCGTCTTTGATTGTCTGGATGAGTTTCTGCAAGGGCTTAGCGTTCCAAAGACCAAGCTTTCCCCAGCCGAAACCAAAGTTACTTGAGAACAGGTCTTTGCGTTTTTGAATTTTAAGAATCTCTTCACGAGCGCCACGAATGTGAAAGTGCGAGATAAGGATGGCAAGTAGTCCTCCGGCAGAGGTACCGACAATCAGGTCCGGCATTTGACCGCCGTTATCGAGGTGACGCTCGATAAGATCAAGCTGCTGAATTATACGGGCACCGCCGCCTGAACACACCCACGCTGTTTTAGTTTCTACTTCAGAAGCCATATCGTTATTCCTAAGGCTAATGCGAAAAAGGCGAAAATCCAATCGTCGTTCAGGTCTTCATTCATCTTTGTTCTCAATGGGAGCATGAATCCAATGGTTAAGTCGAACGTGATCTTTGACGCTAGAGAATTTGTTAATATCAAATTCATCTTTGGCACTAGTTACAAATTCAATAAACCATTGGTAAACTTCATCGGCGGAAACTTGGTAGTTTTTGGACCGCTTAAAAGATTCAAATTCTTCATGTGTCGGTAGTTTCATTTTTAATTCTCTAAACTAATTAACTGGTGCCAAGCGAGATTGCCGACAACATAAGAACTGTCCATAGCTTTCGTAGCTCCAATAAGAGGATCGTACACTGCTATGTATTCCTTGCCGTTTACTTTGTATGTTCCAATGGCTACAACTTCATGCCCACTGTTTTCAGCTGTGCCAGAACGCCACGAGTGGGCAATGCCAACAGCTTTACCTGACTTTACCTGATCAACTACTTCTTTAAACGTAGGTGATAGATCAACCTTAGCCTTGATGCCGTAAGCAATAGCAGCTTCATCAACAAATGCTGGTTGATTACATTTAACTGAATTGTTTTTGCAGCAGTCTAGTTTTTTTACCTTGCTTACGATCTCACACTGAGAGGGAAGCTTTTCTATTTTAGCTGATACGATCAAGCGTCCGGACGCAGCCCAGCACCATTGTGATCGTTCCTGTTTTTGTTCTTTCAAATTAGGAACCCATACAAGTGATCCTGCATCTGCTTTATCTGTGCCCGGAAGTTTCTTTGAAAATCCCCAAGCGTTTAAACTGATGAACGTTAGTAGCAATAAATTTCTCATAATTTCTCCCTCTATAAAACGATCTTAAATTCAGATTTTAATACTTGTTCTTTATAGGTCAGATCACAGCTAACTGTTTGACCTGCCTTTAAGTATAGCTCTTGGTTTTCTTCAGCGACACGCTTTAGTTTGGTTAATCTACTCATACCTATAATCTTGGCTATAAATTTTTTAAATTTTGTAGTTCGGAAAGCACAGCCAGCGGGTGTTCCTGTAAGCAGAAAAGTTCCTTCTGGAATAACATCTAGTCCGTAATGTTCCATGAAGGCTAGTATTAGTTCTCGCGGGCTAAATATCATGTCGTCAGGAACAAAACAGTGTTGTCTATAGTTACCGTTAACTTTGGTGCGAAGATAAATACTTGGCCATTCAGTTGCACATAGGTCAAGGCGAATTGATTCTCGGCTAATGGGCAAGAAGTTCCTGAAGCTTTTAGACTTACTCCAGTAATCAAGCTTGTTTTTCTGTCTCTCTCCAAGAACCTGAACACTGCGAAGGGTTAGATCATTTGCAACGAACATAGAAATGTTTCTATATTCTTTCCAATTCTCTGCCTCCCACTTCATGAGTCTTTCGTTAAACATAAGTGCAATTTCTATTTCGTAATCTATAAGAAGTGGGATCGGATTTCCGACTTGTTTTGGTAAGTCAAAATCTAAATGATAAAGAACTCTCACTATTTCTTCATTGGTTGGTATTTTAACAGATGAGGAAACGTTTAGATTTGTATCTTTTTTAAAGAACACTGGAATCTTTGGCACATCCTCCCCAGATTGTTTAACATGTGAGTAATAAGTCATTCCTGCTGCATAAATATTGTAGATCATAATTCCCCAATCTTCACAGCGCCGATTCTTTTCACTCCTTTTGCTGTAACAACACGCCCATGATTTGTGTCGTATGGAGCTTCTAATAAAAACCCGATCTCAGTGTACGCATTGTACGTAATCATTATTCGCGATTGATCGGAGTCTGGGCAGTCGTCTGATGAGCATTCAAATTGGTACACGGGGGTTGCTAGAAAGATATGGTTTCCGCACTTGGACATGAAGACATCCGTCATTTCTTATCTCCCATCATTCCCTTTAGGATAGCCCACTCAATTCCTTTTAAATAAAACTCATACGCTAAGTGCATCAGCACTCGCTTATTAGCAGCGTTATTAGATGCGTCCATATCTAAGACAACTCCTTGTATGTACTTCTTGTATTTCTTTTCAAACTCAGCGCTGTCGTTGCTCATTTACATTCCTTAAATAGCTCGATTAATTTGTTTGCAAAAATTAGATATGTTTTTAATCCAGCATCAGCAGCAGCAGCAGCAGCAGCATCAGCATCAGCAGCAGCATAAGCAGCAGCATAAGCAGCATAAGCAGCATCAGCAGCATCAGCAGCAGCATAAGCATAAGCAGCATCAGCAGCAGCATAAGCATCAGCAGCAGCATAAGCATCAGCAGCAGCAGCATAAGCAGCATAAGCAGCATCAGCAGCAGCATAAGCATCAGCAGCATCAGCAGCAGCAGCAGCAGCAGCAGCAGCATAAGCAGCAGCAGCATAAGCAGCAGCATAAGCATAAGCAGCATCAGCAGCAGCATAAGCAGCAGCAGCATAAGCAGCAGCAGCAGCACGCACTAACTTAAATTCTTCTACCGTTGCGTTTGGGTTTTTATAAAGCGTAATTATATTGCCAATCGATTTTTTAACGTCGGGATATTTTTCATGATCAAAATTCCTTAACGATGATTCTAAAACAAATATTAAGAATGGCGCTTTAACCTGTTCAAGATCAACTCCCACGGGGATTGCGTTTAAAAAACGCTCAGGCCAAAGCATTGCGTCTTTTGGGGGCATTCCCTCAAAAAGTCGGTCTTCTAAACGAGCTAGCCACTCAGGAATTCCCAACTCGGTTTCGTATTTATTATGCTCCGACCCGTGAATAGTGCATCCAACAGCGCACCCTTTGCCACCTTCCCAATACAGGCCCTTAATTATTTCATCAGCTTTTGCGTGCTGTCTAACGCGATCTAAGTATTTGTCTTTTATTTTTTGATCGTCGTGAAATGCTTTCATTTTAAAGATTTCTCCAAATGTATTTTGTGACAGCGCCCAACAGTAAAGGTAAGTACAATGGCCATAAAAAGAATATAATTACAGACAGGAGCCCTTGTTCTGTATCTATATCTTTCATAGTAAAACCAACAAAGAACAAATATGCGAACAGGAACATCGCGCTGATTGTAAAGTAAGTTATTGCGTAATTCATTTGACCCACTTTCTTTTCTGGGGCGTGGGGGGCGTTAACCGCCTCAACATCGTCCAATTCTGTTGTTTTTCCTCTTTTAAATTAGGCACCATTACAAGTGTGCCCGCATCCGCTTGGCTTGGCGTCGGTAGCTTTGAGCTGAATGCGTGTGCTGTAGAAATTGTGATTAGAAATAATAGTGTTTTCATTTTGTCTCCTTATTGAAAGCGCAATCGTTAACCGGAACCGGAACCGGAACCGGAACCGTCACCGGAACCGTCACCGGAACCGTCACCGGAACCGGAACCGTCACCGTAACCGTCACCGTAACCGTAACCGTAACCGGAACCGTAACCGTAACCGTAACCGTAACCGTAACCGGAACCGTAACCGGAACCGTAACCGTAACCGTAACCGGAACCGTAACCGTCACCGGAACCGGAACCGTAACCGTCACCGTAACCGGAATTTACATTTGTTTTGGAAGACATGTTACACCTTCCAGATTTTAACTTCTTGAATAGACTTCTTAGCTTTTTCAGAAACATCAAGAATCTCAATCGCTTGTAGAAGCTCAACACACTCAACTTCTTCGGGAAATTTACATGTTTCAGGACTACTTGTGCCGCTCATTGCAAGCTGTGAAAGTGACGCCGCACCCGTCCAATAAAATATTCGACGTGCTTTAAGCATCACAACCTCTTGGCCATTGCGTGATTTTAAGTATCCTGCAAACACTCCTGCAGATTGTGTGCGAACAATTTTATACTCAAGCCCATTAAGAGATTCGGCCTTTTGTGTGAGCGTACCCTTCGGCACATAAGTAACTCCATTAATATTTAGTTCTACTGTTTCGTTCATTTTCTTCTTACCTTTCTTTTTTGTTTTTATTTTGGGTTTACCCTTTTTCATTAGATAGCGACTAACTTCAGCCTTTGTCGTTTTCTTTTGCTTAGCTATTCGATTAATTCTATTTAAGAAAGATATAGGTAGCCTCAGATTAGTTGGCATTGTTTTTTCTATGGCTTTCATTTGCTCTCTTTCAATAGTTCACGATAAATATCGCCGATTCTGTTATTAAGAGAATTAAATGGAAACTCTTTAACCCAGTTATATAGTAAAAGCTTGGCCTCAATTTCGATGAGACCACGTAATTTAATTTCATCAAGTTGAATAAACTTACACAACATAAACACCTGCCGTTGCCAGAACGCCATTGTTTCATCACTGCTAAGTAGATAACCCGATCCTGAGCTGAAATGCTTGCAGTCTTTATAGATTTCATAGATGCGTTTCTTTAATTCTTCGTCAGTCATTATCAATGTCCCCGATCTCTTTCTTCTTTTTCAAACTTCGCCTTGTCTTTCGCATCTTGTACATCCGCCCAATGAAAATCTTGTGCGGCATCCTCGCGCGCAAGCTTCATAAACTCTGTCGCTTCATCAATGTTGGTAAATGTATCCTCAAGAAGTCGCCCGTTAAATTCAATCGTGAAGATTCCTGTTTCGGGATTAGAAACGACCCTCCAACTTGTACACAAAACACACATCGTAAGAGTTGACATAACACCAGAGTTGACATACTTTCAACCGCAAATGAACATCAAGGACATTGATTCTTTTATAAAGAAACAAGGCATTACTCGAACAGATTTCGCTAAGCTTATTGGCGTTTGTAAATCAGCTGTATCTAAATGGGAAGAGAGAGGCTCTGTCTCGAAGCGTCAACGGCCAAGGATTCGAGCGCTAATGCTGCTTCCCGCACGCTCCGTACAACAAAGACTAAAGCGCCAAGCTCCTGAGCTTTTCTAATAAAGCTTTCTTGAGCCTGACTCGTCTTTCCCTTTTCACTCTTAATCTCAAACGCAATAAACCTACCGCCCTTTAAAATTCCAAGAACGTCCGGCACACCGTTAATAGCAAATGGATTTGACTGCTTGCGGAAAGTTTTCCCATCAAAAAACCCCCCCGTGGTATTCTTCCAAAAAAAACCCAAGCCTGTTCCGTTCAAGTATTTTAAAATGTCAAACTCCGTCTGTGACTCGGACGAAGATGTCTTCTGGCATGTAATTAAGGGACTTAACTTTCGGGAATTTACCATCGTATTCAACACTAATCGTTACAGGTTTTTTTTCAACTAAGAGATCATTCGCTGCCGCATAACATTCTGTGTGAGAACTAAAGTCCCAACCAGTTAATTCTTTAAGCCTGGTTCTTCCCTTGCCCCAGCTATATGGATGCTCAGAAAAGTATTCGGAAAAATGCGTGATTCCGCACGTATAATCAACTCTCACGCATTTGTTTCCTTTAGCAGATACGTGTGCCCCAAACGAAACATCGTCTACCCAATATCTTTTAGGCTCAGATTTTATCATTTCACCCTGATGCGGTTTCTTTTTTAAATTCTTTTCAAGATCTCTTTGATCCCACTCATGTCCGCAGTCACCGCACGATGTTGCGTTAAGTGGCAGCATCGTAAAACATCCTGGACAAATCTTTATATCAACCTCTAGAGGTATTTTGTCGAACTTCTTTCCTTGCCCTTTAATAAGCGGATCATTCGGACTTCCTAAATTTATTATGACCTCTCCGTAATCAAGAAATAAACAATCCCTTTTCCCAGGCGCATTCCTAAGCCCGCGCCCAATGGTCTGAACGTAAAGCTTCGCACTTCGGGTAGGTCTAAGCATTACAATGGAATCAACAGCTGGGAAATCATACCCTTCGGTTAGCATCATAACGCTAACCATGTGTCTCACGTCACCTTTTTCGAAGGCGTCTCTATTTCCAAATTTTTGTGCGTCTGTTTGCTTACTGTGCAATAGCGAAGCGCGCTCGAAGCGAGCAATCTCTTCTAAGACCATCTCTGCGTGTTCAATCGACACACACACCCAAATACACTTCTTTCTTTGAGTTAATCTTGAGAGCGCATCTTGTACCTGTACGCTAGCCTTCCCTCTATCAGTAACGAGATCGTTTAAGTCCCTTAGCATAAAGTCTCCCCCGTGCATGCGAAGGTTGTCTGTTTTAAAAGCAGCTGGAAGACTTTTTGACGTAGGAGGAACTAAGAAACCATCTGAAATCATTGTGCTTAAAGTTTTAAAATAATCTTTCTTTGGGAAAAACTTATCAGCACCAAATATATATCCTCGGTTGTTATATGGAGTCGCAGTGAAACCAATAATCTTTGCGTCAGGATGGATCTTTAAAAAACGATCATACATCCCATCTTCTTCTCCAATGCCGTGAGCTTCGTCGACGATAATAAGTTTTAAATCTTTAAATTGTTTTTTAAAACAGCTCTGAATAGAGGCAATTGTCACCGTTCCCGTTGAATCCTTTACGCCAAGAGCAGCAGAATAAATAGATGGTGTGAGATCAAAAAACCGCTCTGCGAATTGAGAACAAAGAACCTCTCTGTTTAAAAGAACACACGACCTCACTCCAAGGTCTCGTGCGCGTTTCATAAGATGATAAATAATCAAGCTCTTACCGCTGCCCGTTGGTAGAACACAAAGCTGTTTATTTTTTAGCTTAAGGCCATTCCAAAGAACTTGGATGGCCTCATTTTGATGCGGGTATAAAATCATCCGAAAGGATTTGCGAGAGCAGCGTCAAGTCCTGAATCTGCTTCCGTAGTTCCAGCCGATTTAAAATTAGTAATTCTTGCTTGCGACCCGTAGTTATCGGTCTCTTCAACTTTAACTTTTATCTTGCAACGAAGACCAAACAGCTCGTCAACGCCCTTAAGGTGGTTCGGGTCTTTTTTGCCAGCAACTTTCATAAAAGTCTTAAGCTGTCCCAATCCGATCTTCACAGCCTGTTCATTAGG